TATTGACTCCGCTGTTGAGTCAGAGTAAAATTGGGAGGTAATATGGAACGCAAGATAATTAAATTTGAGATTAAGGCCGTCGATGCAGAGCAAGGTGTCATTGAGGGGTATGGAGCCACGTTCAGTGACAAACCAGATAGCTATGGAGATATAATCGATCCCGGTGCCTTCACCAAGACGTTAAAGGAGCATAAGGATTCCATAGTATCCCTGTTCAATCATAACGTAATGGAGCCTATTGGTTTGCCCGAGCTTATGCAAGATAAGACCGGTCTTCACGCTAAAATCCATCTCGTCTTAGATATACAGAAGGCACGAGATACGCTCGCTCTTGCACGAGCAGGGGTCATCAAAAGGTTATCCATTGGCTACGATACTGTTAAATCCGACTTTATTGACGGCGTCCGTCATCTCAAGGAAGTTCGCCTTTATGATGTAAGCCCGGTCGTATTCGCAGCCAACCCGCAGGCTCGGATACTCTCTGTGAAGGCTGCTACCACGTTTGACGACCTGCCGCTGGCGGACAGAGATAAAGCCTGGGATGCTACCGCATCTGAGAGGCGAGTCCGAGCCTGGGCAGGTGGAGATGATATTAGTTTTGACAAGTATCGTCGAGCATTTATGTGGTATAATTCAGATGAGCCAGAATTACTTGGATCATATAAGCTTGGCTTCGCTGATGTAGTGGGCGGACGGCTAACTGCTGTCCCACGAGGGATATTTGCCACAGCTGGCGTGCTAATGGGAGCCAGAGGCGGAGTTAGTATACCTGCGGGAGATAAGACGAAGGTTAAGGCTCATTGCGAGAAATATTATGCTAAGATGCGCAAGGAGTTTGATGATGAGTCCATCGTAGCTCCATGGGAATCTGGTAAAGAAGAGATGATCGAAATGGAGCTAAAGCCATATCCGAATGAACATGCCTGCCGTCTGCGTAATCCTGATGACTTCCAGGAGGATAGCTTCAGGCGGATATCACGGGTATCAGATGGCAAGAAATATAGCGTAATTATGGGTAGGTTAAAGGGTGAAGATACTATGGCTGAGCAGGCATATAGATACGACAAGAATATATGGGATGCCGACGAAGCCAAATCTCATTGTGAAGAACATGATGGAAAATTTGAGCCTGCTTCGGAGAAGCAGGAAAAATCTGGAAGAGTCCTGAGCGCAGCCAGTATGGATAAGATACGGGCTGCCCTTGAGGCACTCAGAGCACTTCTTGAGGCTGCTGAGATAGATGATGAAGCCGAGAAATCACTTCATCTCTCGGATGAGTCTTATGAAGCCGCAGAGCTGGATGCCGTAATAGCGGGACTCAAGGCAAGCAACGAAGGTTTCGATACGAAGGAAGCCGAAGCTAGGATAGACGCTATCCTGGCACAAATACGATAATAGGAGGTAAAGGGATAATGGAAAATCCTAAGGAACTAGCCAAGAAGATAGAAGAGGCAGTAGGCGAGCTCCACAAAGCAGTGGAGCGACAGGACGCCGAGATTGCCAAGCATGGTCAGCCTCTGGCGGAGACCAAAGCCACCGTCGAGCGGATTGATAAAGCCCTAACTGCTCTTATGGAGCAGAAGGCGGCGCTGGATAAGAGGCTTGACGATATAGAGCTCAAGATGGAGCGGGGCAAGCTAGTCAGGCCTGGAGATGGTGGCAGGACTCCAGAGCAGAAGGCTCAGAAGGATGCGTTCTATAAGTGGGCAAGAGGTGGAGATGAGGTTTTGTCAGGAGAGGAACGCAAAGCGCTTGTTCAGGACGCTACCGGTCAATATCTCATCGAGCCCGAACTCGATGCTGAGATTGAGCGCCTTCTTCCTAAGATCACGATAGTCAGGGGGCTATCTACTGTGAGAACGATAGGTAAAGACCGCATCAAGACGAAGAGCATCGGCGGCGTATCTGTTGGATGGGGTGCCCTTGAAAAGGGAACGGCAATAACCGAATCCACACTCACGCCAGGAGCGCCGACTTATCAGTATGTGGAAGACCTCTACGGACTGAGCAAGATCGGTGAGGACGAACTAATGGACGCAGACTTCAATCTTGAGGCTGTACTAGCCGAAGAGTTCACCAGAGCTCTCGGGGAAGAGGAAGACAAGCAGTTCATACTCGGCGCTGGGCATGATAGTAATCAGCCTGAGGGCATCACGAAGAATGCCACTTTAGTGACAGCTACCAAGACCACGGCAGCTATTGATGCGATAATCGTTGAGGACATGATGGATATGATGTATGCATGTCCGGCGCAGTATAGGCGCAACGGATCATTCATCGTGAACTCACTGACCGAGCTGGCACTCAGGAAACTGAGATTCAGCACAGGCGCAGGTGTCGGTACTGGCGGCTTCATCTGGGAGGCAAGCGTTCAGGTGGGCACGCCTAACACATTACTCGGCAGACCGATCTATACGCAGGACGACATGAAGACCCTTATAGATGCGGCTCAGGTGATTGCGATATTCGGTGACATCAAGAGCGGCTATCGCATAATCGACCGTGTGGGTATGAGCCTTCAAAGGCTAACCGAGCTTTACGCAGAGGCGGGTCTGGTGGGCTTTAAGATCCACAAGAGGGTCACTGGTGGTGTGGTAAAGGCGGGCCAGAAGCCAATTGTTCTGCTTACGGAGAAAGCAGTCTAGTAATAGGCGAAGCGGATAGCTTGTCCTTCGGGGCAGGTCAAGGGCGGAGGTAGTAGAGTTCCTCCTTAGCTCACTACCTCCGCATTGATAAGGAGATGAAAGATGCGCATTAGGGTGCTAAAGTCAGTAGCCATGGTTTATGGCACGTTCCAAGTTGGAGATGTGCATGACATACCAGATGATATGGCACGGGATTGGTGTCAAGCGGGCATCGCTATGCAGGATAAAAGTCTTGACGGGGCGAGTGAGACTAAAGAGGGAGATTTATATTGGTGCGAAGAGTGCGGCCGGAGTCATAAGACTGACTCTGAAATAGGCAAATCTCATTACAGAGGTCGCCATGAATGATTTCATCGATATAGCCAGAGCGATCACCAGGCCTGTGGTTACTATAATATTTGCTGCTGTGATAGCTCAAATAGTAGTAGAAGGTATAGATGCTCCTGTGTGGTTCCTGACGATGGCTAATATCGTGATAATTGAATGGTGGGGAGAGCGGATTATCAAGCATGTTAGAGATGAATAAGATAGTGTGGAAGAGATACTATTATAGGGTAATGGGTTTCATTGCAGTGGGATCTGGTGCTGGCCTGATACTTGATGAATTGATTCATGGCCCCTTCACTCTTACTCCAGCTAATCATGAGTTCTGGGGTATTGTAGCTATCATTATAGGATGTGTGCTTATCTCAAAAGCACCTCATGGTAAGGATTAAGATGACATCAAGTGACACTGCTTTAGTGGATTTGACGCAGGCTAAGAATTTCCTGCATATGGATGCTGCGTCTTCCCTCCGTGTAGATGCTGAGCATGTCGGAGCAGGAGATGGCACTACTAAAATCTTCACACTTGATTATACTCCGATAGGGGGAAGTCTCAGGCTTTATGTGAACGGCGTCCTTCAGACTGAAATGACGCATTATACCATTAACGGAGTGACTGTCACATTCGTAGCAGCTCCGACTCTGAATTACCCTATCACGGCGAGCTATGATAAGACTGCCGCAGATGATACGTTCGAGGATTTTGATGATAAGCTTTTGGAGAGATTAATTGAGGCGGCTACCAAGAAGGCTGAGGATTACACAGGAAGAATATTTATGCAGAGGGAGATAACCGAGTCGCATCATGGTGATGGTTCGAAGACTTTAAGGCTATATAAGCGACCGATAGTCTCTGTGTCATCTGTGTCGTATAAGAGCATTGCGAGGAGCACAGGAGACGGAGAAACGGTTGGTTTCTCGCTAGGATACACTCCTAAATCAGGTAGTCTGACGGTCTATGTAGATGGCGTTTTAAAATCCACGCCCGAAGATTATACTTTAAGCGGTCAGGTGGTGACATTCACCTCTGCTCCATCTGACGGTGCTGAACTCGTGTTCAGATTTGAGGTAAGTTTGAAACTATCGCAAAGCTACTTTGAGCAGATTCACATTGG